ATCTCTCATTGCTTGGTTTCCTACATCAGAAATTGCATTTGCACTTGTGTTGTATCCAGCGTTAGTTAGAACTTTCTTCAAGTTAAAACAAGCTAGAGGATTGAATACAGCGTAGTAAGGTGCTGGTATGTTCAATGCTCTTAGAGTTGCTTGTGCTTTGAATAAAAGTTCAGGAGTTAGTTCAGTTCCAGCACTTCCTACATCAGTAGAAAATGAAGTAAATAAACCAGCTAAGTCTGAATCAACTTTTTTAGCTAATCCATCTCCGAATAATTTACCAATGTCAGCACCAACATTTCTTGAAGCAGAATCTCTACCCAAGTCAGTTAGTGTAGTCATAACACCGATCTCAGACGCAGTAATATCTACTGCTGTTGGATCAACTGCTGTGTTTGCAAGGTCAGTTCCTTCAGCAACTGCCGCCGCCGCTATCGCACCATATACTGGTACTTGAACAGTTTTACCTTGTCCGTTGATTGCGTATGTTGTTACTAGCGGACGCATTACAGAAGTTTCTTGAAAAGTGAAAATCGCTTCTTGTATTACATCAGTGTATAGTTCTGCTAGTGTAGAACTGGTTGTTTCGTTTGCCATGTTGTTATTTCCTTATGGTTAGTTGTTAATTATTAAGTTTGCCTTCAACCCACCACTCTCTCTTTGTCTTTTGTGTTCTGCATAAATCTTACGATCTTCTGCTTTATTCAAATCCAAATCAGCTATATTAAACGGCTTAAGTGTATTGCCACCAATCCCACTCTTTGAACCACTGCCACTAGGGGTAGCATTCAAATGATGCGGATTGTTATTTAGATACTCAGCAACTAAATCATTTACAGTCATTAGGTCGCCTTTTTCACTGTATCTTGGAGTTCCATTTTCAGAAACTACCTCAACACTACCTGAGTCATTTAACTTAACGGAATTTCTTAATAAAGCTTTCACTTCATTAGGATTAATTGCTTTAAGTACGGAAGCAGTATTGATTAATGTTTCATCAATTCTAATCTTCTGTAACTCAGATTCCAAAGTAGATATTCTAGTATCTTTCTTTGATACAGTATCTTTCAACACCTTATCAAATTCGCCTCTTTGTAAAGCGAGTTCTTGTTCCTTATTTTTCTTTTCTTCTAAAAGCTTTTTAGCTTCATCTATATCTAGTCCATCAAGTTTAGATGATACAGTCTTTTTATATCTATCTAATCTTCTTTGAACTATTGCTTCTACTTGATCTTCCGTAAATGCTTTAGATTCAACTTTACTTTCAGTTTCCTTAGAAACTTCAGGTTTTGTTTCCACATTATTTTCAGTAGCTTGTGTTTGCTCTACCGAGTTATTGTTCTCGTCCATAGTATTCTCCTTATTAGGTTTGTTTGTTAATATCAATAAAAATTTATTAAATCAATATATTTGGATCATTTGGGTTATAACCTAAAAAGTTATTTAATTCCTTAAATGATATAGGTTTATTGGTTTGTATTGATATTTTTAACATATTTATTAAATCTTCCTGTGCTTCTTCTGATAAAAGAACTGTGTCTATATCATATTCTTCTCCAAATTTATCAATATAAATTAAAAGTATTTGTTCTAATTCCATTATAATAATTTACTCCTTTCATATAGTTCATTAAATATTTTGGTTGTTTGTGGTGCATAGTAGTTCATTAATTTAATATATATTTCTTTATTATCTGTATTTGACAATGCTGTAAAATTGGCAAAAGCTTCTGTGCTATGTCCATAGGTAACTTTACCATAACCTCTTTTGATAGTTTCAGTATCTAAAAATTTATTATAATAAGATAATTTATGTCCAAAACCAATAGCATTATCACTAACTGCACCAACATAATCAGCAAACATTGGATCAAAATTAGTTCCAACTTCTCTAGTAGATGCTGTAAATGTTTCTCCATTTTTTAGTTTTAATTTTTTAAGTTTTCCATATTTTGAAACAGCTAATTTGTTTTGTATTGCTAAAACATAATCTACTGTTGTTGTTAGCATAGGATCATAAGTTATATTTCTTTCTTTTAACAATATTTTTAATTCATTTTTATTTAATGGAAATGATTTATTTTCTATTATGTCATCAAGAAATTTTGTTCTTATTGCTAATCTTTGATTCAATGTTTTACCTTGTAATTTATTTCTTAAATCCATAAGTCTATCAGTATAATTAGTTAATCCAACATTTATATTATCTTTTAAATTAATCCTATCTGCCATAATTTGTGTTTGTGCTGAATTGCTTATTTGTATGGATTGTTCTCCCATTCTTTTATTAATAACATCATCAAATAATGTTTTTTTAACACCACTTTTAGTATAAGAACCACCATCTTGAAATTTAATTGTTTTTGGTTTTATATTAACTACTAATTTATTTGAATTAGGTATAAATTTTTTTGCTTTATCATCATTTTTAATTAAAATAGTTGCTACATTATGATCTATTTTATGAGCAAATTCGTGTGCAAATACTCGTCTTGCTCTTAAATTATTTTCTAAATCAAAATCATCTAAATTTATTGAATCATTTGATGGTTTATAAAATGCACTATCAACTTTGTTTATTTTTGCAGTTTTGGGAATTTTACTAATCATTCTAGTAAAGTTAGTAGCAACAGTTCCAAATGCTAAAGGAAGCAAGTTAGACTCTTGCTCTGATACTTCTCCAAATATATTGGTGTCTTGAACAATTTCTTCCCCAACTGGTGGTATTTCATTATTTATTGCGTTCCAACTAGGATCAGTAGGTTGCCAATGGTGTCGGCAATTATAACCACCTCTGACAATAAATGGATCGCCTTGTGATTTGCCCTTCCACACTTGGCTACTCCAAATGTTCTCTATCTGTTCTTTTGTGTAAGTTTTGCCTACATGAGTTTTACAGAAATCTCTACTATCTCGTACTGTAGTTCCTGTGTATGTAAAATGATCTAAGCCTATTTGATCTGCTCTATACTTAGCAAACTGTCCGTCAAATCCCATAATAGAATCTTGAACTACTTGTGTTGCGTATCTTCTGAAGTTGTTTCCCAATCTATCTCTACCATATATTGTTTGGAGTCTTGATACTGCTGTAGTAACTTCTGCTGTTCTTTCAGGATTGTTAGCTACAAAATCAACTAACTCTTGTGCTTCTGTATTGTCAGATGATTGGTATATTCCATTAATCTTACCTTTAACATTTTCAATTACTTTATTAACTGGTGTACCAACTAAAGTAGATTGGTATATTTCGTCTGACAATGTTCCAACAAACTCATTTCCTAAGTCCTCAAATTGAGCAAAGGTCATTTTCTTTAATTGATTAATAACACCAATATCTACTTCTGTAATTTCTTTAAAGACCTCATCTACTGGAAGCTTCCCATAAGTAGCTACTACTGATCCAGCTATCTTATTATAATCAGCTACATTAGACTGTACTGTAGTGAGATATGTTTTTTCAATGTATTGTTTTATTTTAGGTCTTAATTCAATGGCTAATCTTGTACTATATAAAGCACCATTTCTAGTAGGTAGTCTTGAGATTTCTTTAACAACATCACTTTCTAATCTCTGTAAAGATTTGATTAGTTTAGCTTCTTGCTGATCTGCTAGTGAAGTAGTTGCGTTCTGCCTGTACTCGCCTAGTCTTTCAATAAGACTCTTAGCCATGTTTAAATATCAGGAGTTTCTATTGGTGTAGTAGGAAACTCTCCAAGCCTTGTAGTTGATTGATCTATTTCTTCGTCAATTTGAGATAAGGTATCATCATCTTCAATTACAGTTCTAGCTATTTGTTTATCTAATTCTTTTGTAAAAGTATCAGACTTAATCATACTTGCTTTAGCTTGTTGCAATACTTCTAAATCAGTTGCCCAATCTCTAAGATCAAAAGACTCAGGATACATAATTTTACCATCAAAGACTTTATCTTGCCACAATGCGTACAATCTCCAAATCTGTTCTTCAGCTAATTGCATAAGATTTGCTTTCTCAGCTAGTCTTGCATTAAGTAATTGGAATTCAGTTCTTAGTGCTATACCTGATACAACTCTTTCGCCTGTATTTCTAACAGCACCTACATGAGATAGTCTATTGATTGCTTCTACCTTTTCTTTGATCGTTTTAATAACACCTTCTAGGTTCTGTCCTGATGGTTGTAGTAGATAAGGTTTTAAAGCTGGATCAAGATTGTCAGTCATTTCAATAATTGCACCAGCACCAGCAGACGCATCAACATCTCTAGTCTTAACTAATGATGGGTGGTTTGCCAATCTGATTAATTGTTCTATCTCAGACAACTCATTATAGATGGCTCTTTGTAAGTCAGCTATATCCGTTAAATCAGATACTCCTATTGCTCTCATAGGACTTCTTTGATTGTATAAAACAACTGCTGGAATAACCCCTAAATTATTAGGAACAGAATCAATTAGTATAGGTTCATTAGTACCTTTAGTTTTCATTACAACAGTATCAATTCTATCTGTGTACCAAATTCTGTAAGTGGTTTTTTCAGAGCCAACACTCTCTCTAACTTTTAAATAGTCTAAATAGTATTTGCCTGAACTTGCTCTTGAGTAATTCCAATCAATAACATTCTCAGGAGTAACAATATTAATATAAGGTCTGATCTCTTGGTTTAATTCTTCTGCTCTTGTTTTAGCATTAGAGTTTGGTTTATCTA